TAAGAAAAATGCGGCTCAGGAAGAAAGCCATTCTGAAGATGTAGAATCAGAAAATGAGTAGTTCTAAATGGCGGTGGAAACATTTCTGCCGCCATCAAAAAGGTGGTGATGGTATTGGCATGGATTAGCGTACATGACCATGTGGTAGGAGGAAAACTCCGAGAATTGGCAAAAGATATTGGATGTTCGCAGAAAGAAGCTCTCGGAATCCTTGTTTCTCTGTGGTTATGGGGGCTGAATAATGCAGACCAGACCGGGAAACTTCGTAGTTGTGATAAAAGTGATGTAGCAGAGGCGGTTTTCTCAAATGGATTAAGTGAAGGGCTGGATAAAATGGAAATTGTAGAAAGCCTCATTTCACAGCGCTGGATTGATGAAAATGAAGAAGGAGATTTATACCTACATGATTGGGACACATGGCAGGAACAGTGGTATAAGTTTCTGAAAAATAAGGAGTACGATGCAGAGCGAAAACGGGCTGAAAGAGCCAGAAAAAAAGCTGAGATCATGAAAAAAGAACAGATTGAGGAAAGCTCTGAAAGCAATCCGAAGGATAATCCTACGGACAGTCCACCGGACGCTCCTACGGACAGTCCGATGGATGCGAAGAAAAAACCCAGAAAGACAGTGAAAAAGAAAGTTGAGAAAAAGCAATATGCAGAGTATGTTTCGCTGAAGGAAGAAGAGTATAGCAAGCTGGTATACGGTTATGGAGAAAAGGCTACCGAGAAATTTATCGAAGTGCTGAATCTCTATAAAGGATCTACCGGAAAGACATACAAGAGTGACTACATGACAATTCTGAACTGGGTAATAGATAAGGTCAATGAGAAATATCCGGGATTGATACAGCGTCCGGCTCCGGAGGGAGTGTCAAAAGAAATCCAGGGAGAGAAAACGCCGGAAGATAATCCATTCGGGCAGTGGAAGGAGTAGATGAAAAGTGATAGGAGAAGTTACAGAAAAAGTGCTTGCCAGTATTGCGGATTCGGCAGGTTCGCTGCCCGATGATTACATCGGGAGCGATGGTCTTCTTTATTGCGGGCAGTGCAATACCAGAAAAGAGCGAGAAATCATTTGGTTTGACGGTAAACCGAAAAAAGTGCCGGTAATGTGCAAATGTAGAGCTGAGGAAGAGAGATTGAAAAAAGAGCAGATGCAGAAGGAGGAAGAAATGCGGAGTATCCAGAGGGCTAAAGTTAGCAGCATGATGGATGATACTTTTAGAACGGCTTGTTTTGCGAATTATCAGATCAGGAACGGGAACGAAAGGCATCTGAAGGTGGCAAAAAAATACTGTATTGAATTTAGTAAAATGTACGAGCGAAATCAGGGCCTGCTCTTTTGGGGAACGGTTGGAACCGGGAAAAGCTATACCGCAGCTTGCATTGCAAATTATCTTCTGGAGGCGAATACATCGGTTGTAATGACATCGTTTGTCCGGATATTGCAGGAAATGCAGGGATTCGACAGGGAGAGGGAAGAGACATTTACCAATAAGCTGAATAGCGTGAAGTTACTGATTATTGATGACCTGGGGGCTGAAAGAAGCACAGATTATGCTCTGGAGAAGGTATATGGAATCATTGATAACAGATACAGAGCCAAGAAACCGTTGATTCTCACAACGAATCTGACTTTGCGGCAGATGCAGGAAGCTACTGATATTCGATACGCCAGAATATATGACAGAATATTTGAAATGTGCTACCCTATGGAGTTTTCCGGAGTGTCATGGAGAAAAAGAGAGGCGGCTCAGAGGTACGAGGAAACAAGAAAAATACTGGAGGGATAACATGGATGTAAAGAGTGTTGGACAGAACATAAAAGAGATTCGTGAAAAAAAGAAAATAACACAGAAAAGACTGGCAGAATTGTCTGGGCGTGGAGAAAGTGCCATAAGCAATTATGAGAGTGGTGCGACTGATATTCCATGCTCGGCGCTGTTGAATATAGCCAGGGCGTTAAATTGCCAGCCAGAGGAATTCTTCGGAGTAACACATGATGAGTTTAATCCTATTGCAGAATTAAGAATTTATACCCAGGAAGACCGGCAGATGGTATCTGGAATTTTGGTAAAGAACGGGTATACAGTCCGGCAGATTAAGGTTCCGAGAGAGAAAGGAAAAAGTAACTATCTCTGCCTTCAGGCTAAGCTGGAGGAATCCAGCCTAGAGAGTCAGTAGGAGGTGCGGCGATGGTTAAGTTTACTGTATATGGAGAACCAAAAGCGAAAGGAAGACCGAGAGTATCCGTAAGAAAATCTGCTGACGGAGAAAAGACCTTCGCCAGAGCTTACACACCAAAGAATACAGTGATGTATGAGAATCAGGTAAAAGCAGAATACGGAGTTCAGTGTGATAACTTCCGGTTTCCAGATGAAGCAATGCTGGATGTTCGGATTTTTGCCTTTTATGGGATTCCGAAAAGCGTTTCAAAGAAAAAACGGCAGGAAATGATAGAGGGGAAAATCAGACCGGTAAAGAAACCGGATTTCGACAATATCGCAAAGGTTATATGCGATAGCCTCAATGGTATTGCATACAGAGATGATGCAATGATCGTGGACGGGATGTTCCGGAAATATTATTCGGAGCAGCCTAGAGTAGAAGTGAAGATTATGCAGATTGGAGGAGAACATGACACCTAATGAAGAACTGTTGATTGAAGCATTTATGAGACATTGCTTTTCTTGTCCGCTGGATGATAATGCTGAAATTGATTTTGAAAGAGAGTGCGTAGGTTATAGAGAACCTGGATGCAAAGAATGTATTCTGAAACATATAGAAAATTTGAGATAGGAGAGTGAGCGATATGGAGGATTACAAGGAGTTACGAATTGAGGCAGATACTTTTGACAAGCTGAGAAGAGATGCTGACATTGTGTTGCAGAGGGCGCTTGGAACCATGAAAGAGAAAGAGAGCATGGATGGAAAGGTAACAATCACGATTGATATTAAGCTGGTTCCGGAATTTATACCGAACTATGATCCGGCTATTCAGGGAGAAACCAGAAAGATTCTGAAACCAAAATTCGACCACAAGGTTACATCCGCCATTAACATCAAGAATGAGGAAAAAGGAAGCGTAAACCCGGAGATGGCGATGGTATGGGATGAAGATAAGCAGGAATATGTTTTGACTTATGTAAATAATACCTCTCAGCGAAGTATCTTTGATACGGATTTCCAGGAGGCTATGAACCGAGAAGAAGAACCGGGAGTTCCATTATTGGAGGGAGATGTGATAGATGAAGGAGCGCTTCCGGGACCGGTAGATGGAGAGGCAAGGATTGAGGATTTCCATGAAGAAGACGAGGATGACGGATATGGATATGAGGATGTAGTGTAAGGCAAAGGCGGTTGAGCTATCAAGCTGGACCGCCGGAAAAAGGAGGTTTTATATGCGGCTTACAGAGGTTTTTAAGAACATACTCAATAAATTTATCCATAGGAATCCTAAAAAAGAACCAGAGGGCATCCAGATAGCCACAGAGCCTATTGCTGAACCGGAAGAAGCTCAGAAGATAGTGCAATCTGATTACGATAGGCAGCAAAAGCTAATCAGAAGATACCGAGCATACGCATTCCACCATAAGAAAAAACGCATCCGGAAAAAGTACATGAAAAAACTATTAGAGGCATCGCCGATAGACCGTTTCGCTTTTCTTATCCGAAACGGAGGGGTAACACTTGAGGCTATGACAAAGAATGTAAGTAACTGGATGAAAATAACAGGGGAAGAGTATATGCCGAAGAAGGATTTGCTGCATGGAACGACAGGGAGTCATAAGTCAGATCATCCAGACAGCAAAATAGAAGGAGGAGTTCGATGAAGAACAGGATGCAGAGTTTTGTGAATAGAGGGAATAACCTGATCGAGAAGGGGAAAACAGAGGCAGCTATCAAAATGCTCCTTCAGGGGTTCGACTATTATTCCAAAAGAATTGTAAATGCGATACAGCCATATGCTACATCGGATGCGGGTATGCTGGTAATTGTGCTTCGCTATTTGGCAGATCAGATTGAGCAGAAAAACCAGGGAGCAAAGGAATTTGCGGAAGAAATGTCAAAGATTCTGGTATTCCCGGAACTGGAGGAGATTGAAAAGATAGAGAAGCCAAACCGACATTGAGAGGGATGTAGATGTATGAGTACGCAGGCATAACAGGTTATAAGCCGGATCGGGATGGTACTCATTTGAAGATATTTATACCGGACCGACATCTGGAAGAAGCAATAGTAAAGAAACGGATTAAAGATTGCATGATCTGGCTGGATGATGGAAGACATATCAGCGCAGAGCAGAGAAAAAAAGCATACGCCACAATCCGGGATATTGCAGATTTTACCGGGTATGCACCGGAGGAAATGAAGGAGAGGCTGAAGCTGGAACATATTATCCGGACTGGCTGCAAAGAGTTTTCCCTTTCAGACTGCACTATGGACACAGCCAGGGAATTTATCAATACTATGTTGGACCTGGCACTTGAAATGGGTATTCCGCTGATGGATTTCGGGAGCAACCGGACTGATGACATAGATCATTACCTATGGGCTTGCTTGAAGAATCGAAGATGTGCTATTTGCGGAAGATATGGGGAAATTCATCATGTAGACAGCATCGGGATGGGGAATGATCGGGAAAAGGTGAATGACTCTAACCATCGGAAGATATGTTTGTGCAGAATCCATCATACAGAGGCGCATACCGTAGGGATGGCTAAATTTGAAGAGATGTATCGGGTGTATGGAATAAAGTTTGAGGAGGAAATTGACGATGAAAGGAAAAATGAAGAATTAGAAAAGGAGAAAAACTATGGATAAGCAAGGAAACACAATAGCAGGGAGAAAACGAAATGATGAATTTGATTTTTATGAAACTCCCAAATGGGCGACTGAAAAAGCAGTGGAAGCAATGCTGACAGATGGGGTATTAAACAAATACGAACAAATCTATGAACCGTGTGCAGGAGCAGGAGCGATTACAGATATTTTGAACGTCTACGGATTTGAGAACATAAAAGCAAGTGACATACAGACTGCGGATTATATAAAAGGACACAAAGGCGTGGATGTGTACGACATTGAAGACGATGCTTGCGAGGTCGTGTTTACCAATCCACCTTACAATTTGATGACAAAGGGGAATATGCTTGCAGAATTTCAAAGAATAGCAACAAACAAAGTTATTTTATTACTGAACATTTTCTACCTGTCAAGCAAGGAAAGAAAGCAGATGCTGGAAAATAGTCATTTGCGTCATGTTTATATACACAGTGACAGAGTGACAATGTTTCCATATGGACAAGAGAAGCCGAAAAATGGCGGTACAAAAATGTACGCATGGTTTGTATGGGATAAGGATTACAGAGGGAAACCAACAATAAGTTGGATCTAATAATAGAGGGGGTAAGGAACGGTGAGAACGGATAATCCATTTGGAAATTGCAGAAATTGCGGGGACCGGATTTTATGGATTCGGACAGCAGCCGGAAAGAATATGCCGGTAAATCCAGAATTGATAAGCTATCGTGCGGTTCCGGGAGGAAAAGAGAGAATTGTTACGCAGGACGGAAGGGTGGTTGCCGGAGAAAAAAGCAGTCCGGAGGTTGCTGACGGAATCGGGTATATCTCTCATTTTGCAACATGCGGGAAGTGAGGAGAAAATGACAAAGCAGGAAGCATATAAATCCTTCCGGTGTTGGCATTGTTCGTATAGGTATAGCGATAGCGGGGAATGCCTCTGTGGAGATCCGGATGATGAAAATTGTCCGAGAGATATGGGAGAACCGGAAGGGATAGAAGAGTAAAAGAAAAGGACAGCCCATCAGTAAGGCCATCCTCAATGTGTCTCGCAAACATATTGTAGCAGAAGTGCAGGAAAAAGGCAATCAGCGAAAAGGAGGATTTTACCGATGGGAAAGAATGGCGGAAGACAAACACTGAGTAAGGAAATGCTGGAAGCGATTGCGGAGAAGGCGGCGGAGATCGCTGCGGCGGTGGCAACAAATACTTACCAGCAGAAAGTGAAGGAAGAAGAGAAAGCGAAGTTCGATAAGAGATACAAAAATACGAAGCTCCTTCTGGAACATTATCGGGATTTCTCAGATTATGGGGAGAGGGCGATATATAGAATCTATGAGGAGTTGGACGAGGACATCGTAGACATCATCGAACTTATGGAGGGAAGAAGGTCGGATAGCGATGGAAGGATAGAAAGCATAGAGAGAGGGGTAATGAGGACAAAAGTAATCATGAACCATGTGAATACCATGCTGGAAGTATACAGAAAAAGCTGCGAACAGTCTCCGTACAATGAGGAGAAGCGCCGGTGGAGGGTAATTGAGGGGTTATACCTGAATAAAGTGCCGAAATCAGTGCAGGAAATCGCAGAAGAAGAATTTGTAAATGAGCGTACCGTATACAAGGACATTAAAGCAGCTTGCAAGCGTTTGACGGCTCTTATCTTTGGAATTGATGGCTTTGAACGGTAGAATGGAACCACGGGACAACCACAAGGGCAAAACGAGGGCATTGACAGTTCAACTTACCGTATGGTAAGATGTAACCCGTGAACAACTCATATGTCACTCCTTAAAAATAAGGGGATTCCGATTGACACTAGACAGTAAAGGGCTAGAATGAAGATAAGGCAACTTACCAAAAAGTAATTTACAGAGGTGATGGAAATGATTCGGAAGAGTGACATGGTAAGAAGTCTGGTTGCAGAACATCAGTACAAGAAAGCATTGAGGATTGCAAAGGACTTCCGGCTTGGTATCACAGCAGAGCAGTCATTGCGGATGAAGAAAGCGTATGAGTGCATGGTACATGAAAGGTTCTACTTATCCCTGGGTGAAGACACGAAGGCAAGAATTGCTGAAGGAATTGAAACATTAGTCGGCATCTATGGAAGGGAGAATGATAACAATGCCAAAGTTGTATACCAGCAGATTTAGTAACAAGGAGTTGGAAACGGGGAAATATACGGTAGTCGGAGTTGTCCGAAGTATGCCGAGGTTCCCAGTGAAGTATAGGATTTCCGGCGACATCATACAGATAGCGCCGCCAGGATATCTCTGGAATGAAAATGATAGAGCAAGATTCAGAGAACCGTACTTCAGACATTTAGAAAAAAGTGGATACCCAGTCATCGGGGCTATCATTCAGTCGTATCTGGATGAAGGAAAGGATGTAGTGCTTTGCTGCTATGAAGATGTCCGGAAACCTGGTGAATGGTGCCATAGATTAGTCTTTGCTGAATGGTGGTACGAAAAGACGGGACAGAAGATAGAAGAGCTTCCAGATCCGTCACCGGATCCCGGAGAAAAGCAAAGGAAGAAAGAGGAACAGAAGCGGAGAGAAGAAGAGTCCGGATATGAACAGTTATCGTTCATGAGCGATTTGTACCGTACAGTTTATCCTCATTACAATACCTAACCGCTGATAGCTTAGTGTTAAAGCACCCGGCTCTTTACCGGGAGGACGCAGTGTTTGATTCCTGCTCGGCGGACCAAAAACAATGCCTCACTCAGAAATGGGTGGGGCTTTTCTTATGACTTGGATTTGTGCAATGTGACAGTAGATGTCTCTCCGATCACGGGGAATATAAAATTACTGATTGGTAAGTATGCACAATAAAGTTGTGAAAGTGTAAAGCGGTTGGTTTATGCAACGGCTTTTTCTTATGCCTGGGATGTTTTACAGTGTAATCCAGAGGCTTTATAGTTCCGGGCAATAAAATATACGGAAAAGAAGGAGGGAAAGGAAATGGCGATGTTTCAGAATCCTGGGGCATTCTTCCTGGGAACGCTGGTTCCATCGGAACAAAAGTTCCTGAAGGTGCTTTTGGAAAATGCCAGAAAGAACGGGTACACAAAGTTCGTAGAGCCGTGTGCTGGTGCATTTGCCATGTCACATCTGGCAGTTCAGTCCGGGTTCAAACCGAGTGAGGTTGAGTCTTCAGATGTTTCTATGTTCACATCAATCATGGGATATGCAGTAACGGGTAAACCATTGGACGAGTTGGAGATTCACGCCAAAGGATTCAGCGATGAAGAATTGCTGGATCCGGCGGTGGCGATGTATGCGTGGAAGTATCTCAGCACAGTAAAGAACGCTGGCAAGGAGTATTTCTATAATTTCATGTTAGACCTGGCAAGCCGGAGGGAGGAACACATTAGAAATATTCGGGAGCAGCTAGAACGAGCAAAAGGAATCCTGAACGGAATGAACTACCGGGCGCTGGATATGTGGAAGCATATGGATGAGGTTCTGGATGATGAACATTGTATTGTTATTGCGAATCCACCAACATACGCCGCAGGATTTGAAAAGTATTATGATACCGGCGGCATGATGACCTGGAAGGAACCAGAGTATGGAATCTTTGATCCGAAGACAGGGTTGCAGGAGTTCATGGATTTATGCAAGGATGCAAAATGCCTGGTACTTTGTTACGAGGAAAACGAACCAGGAAAGACTGCCGGAGAACCGGTATTTGCCAGATATGGTGTCCGTAGTGGTGTAAATGTGTATCTTACAGCCAATAGACCAGAAGAGGCAACAGCTCTGGCTAATGGAAAGAAGATTGCCAGACCGGGCGAAAGCAAACTTAGTTGTCTGGAATGTAGTATGCTGCCAAGAGATTACGAAATCACAGAAAAGACAAAGGTGCAGTTATGCCAGATTGAAAGGGCGGAAGCTCAGTATTACCGTCAGTTGTGGACTCACAACTTTGTTGGCTCCTCTGCGCCGATCAACATAGCTGTTCTGATTGATGGGAAAATAGCTGGTGTATTTGGCGTTGATAAGGCAGCGCTTACTATGGGAGCATTTGGTACTCAGGTATCGGATGCTCTTTTCCTGATGTATGGAATGACGGTTCCGCATATCAAGTATCGGCTGGGAAGATTGTTGACTATGTTGGCTCAGAACAGAGAATTTGTATATAAGATATGCACAGATCTGGAGAAAGAAAAGGTCGGACATCTAAAAACAGTCCAGATGACGAAGTATCCAGAAGCGAAGGAAATGCGTGGAGTTATGAAATTGACAAAGCGTGTTCCTGATCCGAAGATGGGGTTCCGGCTGACTTATGAATCAGAGCTGAAGGACCGGACAGAAAAAGAAACGCTGGCAGAATGGTTAAGGAGGGAAAATAAATGGCAGAAGGAAAGAGCGAAAGCCAAAGCAAAATCCGATACGAGCAAATAGCTGATATGGGTTCTGGGCTGATTATCGCAAGAGTTCCAGCTGAGTGTATCAGGGAGCAGGACATAAACGCCCGGATTATGAAAAATGAGATGCAGCGACAACTGACGGACAATATCAAGAAAAGAGGTCAGCTTGAATCGCTGCCTTTTTGTGCATTAACAGAAGACGGCAACAGAATTGAAATTATTTCCGGGCATCACAGAATACGCTCCGGAAAAGATGCAGGAATTAAAGAGTTCTTTGTTATCTTGGATGTCAGCGGCCTGAATCGTTCTAAGATTGTGGCAAAGCAGATTGCACACAATGCGATCAGCGGATTTGACGATCAGTCCACATTGAAGGAATTGGCTAAGATGCTGGAAGATGTGGATGATATGATAGAAAGCTATGCCGGAAAGGATATTCTTGAAGAACCGGAGGCAGAGCTGGAAAAGTATTTGTCCCCAACCGTAGATTTTGATTGGAAGAATCTGACATTTACATTTCTTCCACACCAGATTGCAGATTTGCAGAAACTCATTGATGCACTGGAAAGTACAAAACCAGATTTCCTCGGCGTTGCTGATATAGAACAGTACAAACCATTTCTTGAAACCTTAACAAAGTATCAGCAATTTGCCAATGTTAAGAATACTGGAGCTGCCATTCACGCCATGATTAAGTGTACGGAGCAGATGTTTGAGAACATTGGTTATACAGAAGATAGCGAATGGGTACAGCTGACAAGCATTTTCGGTAGTAGTGCCGTACCGGCGGAAGCGGCAGAAATTATTCAGGAAGCAGTAAAGAAGATGGCGGACGAAGGCGTGATAGGTTCTAAGAATAAATGGCAAGCCATTGAATACTTGGCAGCTGAGTACCTAGCCGGGAAGTAGGATAAAGCATGGCAGCACCGTTGAAATATAACCAGGCATACCACGATGACTGGGCTTGGTCCTTAGCCATAAAAGGTGCTACCGATGTGGAAATAGCTGAAGCCTTCGGAATATCGGTCAGAACACTGAATAGATGGAAGAAGGACCATGAAAGTTTCATGTTAGCATTGACAGCCGGAAAGGACCAGGCGGATGCGAAAGTGGAGAAGAAATTGTATGAGCGTGCCATCGGATACCGGTACACAGAAAAGGAGACGGTACTGGAGATGGATGCGGACGGGAATAGAAAACCCTTGAAAGTAAGAACGGTAGAAAAAGAATGCCCTCCGGATGTGCTTGCACAGATGTACTGGCTGAATAATAGAAAGTCAAATCTGTATAAGAGGAACCCTGAAAACTTCATCAAGCAAGAGGTAATTGACACAGAGGATGATGTAGTATTCTATCTCCCGGATAATGGAAGGGACGGTGATCCGCATGAGTAAGGGGCGGATTATTATTAAGCCACAGCCGGGACCGCAAGAACAGTTTTTAGCAACGCCTGCTGACATTTGCATCTATGGAGGAGCTGCCGGAGGTGGCAAGACCTACGGATTGCTCATGGAAGCAATGCGGCATAAGAACAATGGAGATTATGGTGCAGTTATCTTCAGACGGAATTATACCCAGGTAACAGCACAAGGCGGTTTGTGGGATTCCAGCAGAAGCCTATATAGAAATATTCGTGACGCTGTACCCAGGAAGACACCGAAACTCCATTGGGAATTTGCAAGTGGGGCAAGCGTGAACTTCGCACATCTCGGAAGTGATGATGATTGCGAAAGCTGGCAAGGTTCTCAGATTACAATGATAGGATTTGATGAATTGACACACTTTACCAGGTATCAATTTTTCTACATGATGTCTCGAAATCGTTCTGATGCGGATATAAAGCCTTATATCAGAGCAACTTGCAACCCGGATGCAGATTCATGGGTAGCAGACTTCATTGCGTGGTGGATAAATCCAGACACCGGATACCCGATACCGGAGAGAAGCGGGAAAATCAGGTATCTGGTAAGAATCAATGATGAACTGATATGGGCGGATGCAAGGAAAGACTTGATAGACCGTGGAATTGATGCAGATGAAATCAAGAGCGTTACATTCATTGCAAGTACCCTTCAGGATAATCAAATTCTGATGAAGAGGGATCCGGGCTACCTTGCAAACCTGAAGGCATTACCTCTTGTAGAAAGAGAACGATTGCTCTACGGAAACTGGAAAATCAAACCGGCGGCAGGACTGTTCTTCAAGAGAAGCCAGATTGGAGCATTTCTGGAAAGCGTTCCGGAAGATGTTACGGTATGGGCAAGAGGATGGGACCTTGCTGCAACAAGTGAGGATGAAGACGGCGATCCGGCATACACGGCTGGCGTTCTTATCGGCAAGCGGAAGAATGGCAGATATGTTGTTGCGAATGTAACCAATGTAAGATTAGCCGCTGGGGATGTGCGAAAGCATATCAAGAATACTTGCATGATGGACAAGAAGAAATATAAACGAGTGATTGAGAGATTGCCGCAAGATCCTGGACAAGCCGGAAAAGACCAGGCACAGAGTTATATCAAGTTCCTTGCAGGCTTCGTTGTGAAGACAATACCTGAGTCCGGAAGCAAGGAAGCGAGGGCGGAGCCGTTTGCTGCACAATGGCAGGCTGGTAATGTAGATCTCGTTATGGGGGAATGGAACGAAAGCTATTTGACACAGCTTGAATCATTCCCGGAAAGTAAATTTAAGGATATGGTAGATGCAAGCAGCTCGGCATTTGCAGAGATTGAGACAAAGAATACAGCTTCTCCGCCGCCGGGTGGATTAAGCAAAGAAAGTTATTGGAGGAGGTGATAGACAATGGCACGAACAGACGAAATTGGTCGGATAGGTCAAAAACGGTATGGCGGTACTTTTTACGAAGAGTTTCTTCGGGAACTCAGAGGAAAGAAGGGAATAGAAACATACAGAGAGATGGCTGAGAACGATGATACAATCGGAGCCATCCTTTTTGCTGTTGAAATGCTTATCAGGCAAGCCTCCTGGAATGTAGAACCTGGTGGAGATACACCAAAGGACAAAGAAGCAGCAGAGTTTGTAGAGCAGTGTATGCACGATATGCAAGATACATGGACGGATACCATTTCAGAGATTTTGTCATTTCTGACATATGGATGGAGCTTTCATGAAATTGTATACAAGAGGAGAATGGGCAAGACCAGAGATCAGAAAACCAGAAGTAAGTACAATGATGGGTTGATTGGATGGAGGAAGTTGCCTATTAGAGCGCAAGAAACACTGTATCAGTGGGAATACGATGACGAGGACAACTTAATTGCTATGACACAGCTACCGCCTCCGAATTACGGGCTGATTACAATTCCTATGGATAAAGCAATGCTGTTCCGAACAAAAAGCCGGAAGGGGAATCCGGAAGGTCGAAGTATTTTAAGAAACGCCTACCGGTCCTGGTATTTTAAGAGAAGGATCCAAGAATATGAGGGAATCGGAATAGAAAGGGACTTAGCTGGATTGCCTGTATTCACAGCACCAGAAGATATTGCTATATGGGATGAAGATGATCCGGATATGGTAAAACTGAGAACCGGCATGGAAGCGATGGTTCAGAAAATCAGAGTAGATGAATTGGCTGGCATCGTAAAGCCGCATGGATTTGAATTTGAATTGCTCAATTCTGGAGGAAGTAAGCAGTTCGATACGAACGCTATCATTCAGAGATATGATACCGGTATGGCAATGACTGTCCTGGCAGACTTCATTTTTCTAGGGCATCAACAGGTCGGAAGTTTTGCTCTCAGCTCTGATAAAACAGAGCTTTTTTCGATGGCGATTGGTGCATATCTGGACATCATATGTGAGACTTTCAATAGTCAGGGGATTCCTCAGCTCATAGATGTTAATGGAAGTCACTTTGACGGAATTACCGATTATCCAAAGCTGGCTCATGGTGATATTGAAAATGCAGATATTCAGAAGTTGGCTTCCTACATTAAGGATATGACTGGCGTAGGAATTTTGGTTCCGGATGATGGTTTAGAAGATTATGTCAGGGAAGCAGCTGGACTTCCGGAAAGAACATCTGACACACGAACTATTGAAGATAAGAGAGTGAAACAGCAGAACCAAAATGAACCTCCAGATTTGGGATTAGAGGAAGAAGAGGAGGAGCTGCCGGAAGAAACCATTAAGTCTGCAAAAACACGGCTGGGGAGGGACGGATAATGTTTCTCTTCAAGAAGGTAAAAGGCAAAAGGAGGCTGAAAGCACAAGCCAGCTTAGAAGTTCTGAGCCGATTAAATAATTATCTGGATGAAAATGTTGAAGAACCGGTAGAATTTTTAGTTGGATTCTGGAAAGACCAAGAGGATGCCTTTACCTATAAAGAAATCAGACAGGCAATTCTGGATGGGGCAATCTCAGAAGAAACTATGCGGCTATGGATGCAGGATTATTCCATACTGGTAGCTGAAAAAATGTATCCGGTATGGGAAAAAGCGCTGGCGGCTGGTCCGTTCGGGCAACCGATCATGGATGCTTTTACGGATGAATTTGTGTTTGATACACATACGGCTTCTGTTCTTTCGTGGATAAACGAGCGAGGTGCCGATTTCATTACTGCGGTTACTCAGGAACAGAAGAAAGCAATCAAAGCTATGCTGGCACGCCATGTAGACGGAACATACACAGTAGATGAACTGTCCAGAGTGATACGCCCATGTATCGGATTGACAGAATCCCAGGCGAAAGCAAATCTCAGGTACTATGACAGTGTAAAGGCGAAGCTGCTGGAGCAACATCCGAAGATGAAGCCGGAAAATGCCAGAAAAAAAGCCAGAGAAGCGGCAATGAAATATGCGGAAAAGCAACATAGGCAGCGAGCATATGACATTGCTCAGACAGAAATGGCATTTGCCTATAACAAAGGAGCCGATGAAGGGATAAGACAGGCACAAAGTCAGAATCTTCTCGGCGTGATGGAAAAAAGGTGGAGTACATCCGGAGATTCCAATGTGTGTGATATATGCAGGGCGTTGGATGGGACGCAGATACCAATGGATGATGAATTTGACTTCAAAGGTAAGATTTTATTTGCCGGTCAGAAAAGAACGCCTCCGGCACATCCAAAATGCGCTTGCGCTGTTCTTTACATCGAAGTATCTCCGCCAGTGTTCAAAGAAGGAAGGAGTGGTTAAAATGCTTGTATTTGGCGATATGGTTCATACTGAAATAAAACCTCCTGGAAGTAAAACAAATCGAACCCAGAGCGAATCAGAGGTTCACAAGAGGAGTCTACAAGGTAAATTCAAGATACACAAGTCAGACGATGATGAAATGCTGGCGTTCGGGTGGGCTAATGTGGCTATCACAGAAAACGGAGAGCAGATTTCAGATTTGCAGGAGGATATTGTAGATCCGGAAGTGTTGGAGCAGGCAGCGTACCAGTTCGTAGAACTCTACCGTGAAGGCGGAGAGATGCACGAAAGAGGCGGATGCGCTGTTTTGGTAGAAAGCATTATGTTCACGAAAGAAAAGATGGCTGTCATGGGCATTCCTGAAGGAACATTACCGGAGGGATGGTGGATTGGATTCCGTGTTACTGATCCTGATGTGTGGGATAAAGTAAAATCCGGAGAATACCCAATGTTCTCCATAGAAGGAGAGGCAGTCAGAGAGGAAGTAGAGGAAACAGAAGAATGATAATCCATCAGACACCCGAAAAGGTGTCTTTTGTATTATAAAAATCCAAGAAAGGAGGAAGCGGAGAAGTGGCAACAAAATTAAAAGATTTGAAGATTACGAAGGTGGATTTTGTGGACAAGGGTGCGAATCCAAAGGCGAACATCATGCTGTATAAGAATGAGAGTGGTAAGCCAGGAGGAGAACCTTCACATGAAGAACATCCGAAGCATGAAAATGTTTTGAAAAGATTCGTTGCTGCTATTGGGAAAATTGCAGGAATGAAGCCGGAAGAAATAGATGCCACCGTTGAAGTGATTGAGAAGGGCGGAGCAGAAACATTCGGTGAGAAGCTGGCAGAGCGTAAGATGAGGCAGATCAACGATGAAATCTGGGATATGTGTTACGCTTTGCAATCCTCTCTTTGCTCCATTATTTGTGATGATGAGGCAAGAGATAATGCACAGGAGCTTATGCAGACGAGCCTGGAACAGTTTTCAGAAACAATGACATCAGCAATTTCTCAGTGGGCATCGGGGACCACAGCCAGCGTAATCAAAAAGTCATCCGAACCGGCTTCAGAAGAGGCTGTTAAATTCATGCGATACAGTAAAGAGCGCATTGAAGAAATGATTGCAAAAGCTGAAGGCGGAGAAGATGGGGTAACAAACAATGCTGCAAGCAGCATTGAAAAAGGCAATGTAGCGAAAGGAGAAGAAGAGACTATGATCGACAAGAGTTTACTGACACCGGCAGAACTTGCATTTTTTGAGGACATCGAAAAAAGATGCAGCGTAGCACCGGGCGAAGTAGAAAAGGCTGACACAAAAGGAAAGGCAACCGAAGAAGAGGAGGA